TTTTGACCTTCGCTGCTGATGCTCATGTTGACATTGACGCTTTCTGTGAGCTGGCGTGCAAGCTCTGCACGATAAGACTCTTCCAGGCGCGCCTCATAGATGCCTTTGCCAAACTGCATGCCTTTCTTGCCCTTGGGCCCTGCATCTGTGGTTGCCACGCTACCGGCCACTGTGGTTTCTTCCACTTCTTCCTTGGCCTCCTTCTTGCCTTTCTTGTCAGGCAAGCCTTTTTCCTTGGTGGCAGCAAACTTGTGCAGTTCGCCCTTGCTTATCTTGGCCATCTCTTTGCTGGCGCCGCGCAGTTCTGACTTGGGAATCTCGCCCTTTTGTGCAGCATGTGCGATGCCGGCAGCGCGCCGTTGCTTGACACTGACTGCTTTCTCTGCGATGGGCTCTTCGTTGCCGCCCATGTTGCTGTCCATGTCATCGCGCTCGCGCTTCATGTACTGATTGCTGGAGTTGATGTAGTCCAGGGCTTTGGTGATTTTGCTTTGTACCCATTCAGGTAGATCTTGATCGTCGCCCAGGATGTTGTGTAGTTCCTTGGCGGCCATGGTGATGCTGCGTAGATCATCCTTGGCCATGTCGCCTTCTTGTCCGTATTCAGGGTCGTCGGCGCACTCGTCCATCTTATTATGCTTGGCACGGATGGCAGCCATCTTCTTTTGGCTGGCACCGGCACGTCCGGCCTGCTGCAGGGCCTTCATGCCCGCTGCGCCGTACTTCTTCTTGCCAAGGTAGGCCTGTAGGGCTGACTCGTCCATGTCATCAAAACGCTTGTCATCGGCGTCCATGTCTGGCTCCACGGGTTCGTCGGCAGGACCTGCTTCGCGTGTCATGAGCTTGCTCTTGCCGCTGGGACCACGAGCACCTAGTTTGCGGCCAGTGCCCTTGGGTCGACCAGCAGCACGCTTCTCGCCTGCGGATTTTTTGGCGCGCGGTGTGTCGTCGCCTTCATCATCGTCGCCCTGGTATTCTGTGCCGTAGGAACCACGATGAATGAGACCTTTGGGGGTATGTGTTACTGTGCCTTCTGCCACCCACTGATTGGCCCAACGCACAGCGTCGGCGGCCACTTCAGTGAACTCCAGGCCGGCTTCGCGACCTTCGGCAACAAAGCGCACTTGATACTCGTTGTATTCGGTGTCCAGCATGACCTGCGCACGGCGGCCGTGTCCTTCCAGGACCTTGACCAACTGCAGGCTTTCTTTCTTGACATGCTTTTTGGCTTTGGCAGACGATTCACCCAAGCGCGATTTAGAAGCCATGATTCTGTCAATCAAGTCATCAAACGCCTCGTCCTCATCGCCCTTTTCGATGAAACCAAATGATCTTACCAATTGGGTGACTGCTGGATCTGACGCGGTGCTATCGCTCATGTCGTAACCTCTGGCGTTATAATCATAAGTCAAATTGATTTTTCCGCCTGGATACACTAATACTGCTTTGTCGTCTAGACCACGATGTACATACTTGTACTTGTTGCCATTGGGAGTTGTATAGACTTCAGAAGTTACAGTACTTTCTTCTTTGACTTTCTTTTTGGCTTTGCCGCCCATGGCATCTTTGCCCAGACGACCAGCAATGACGTCACCGCGTGTGACCTTGTCATAGGGCTTGGCATTGTTGGCAAGATTGCCGTCATTGCCTTCCCCTACACTTTCTTTGGCGCGCAGTTTGGCCAACACAGCACCAGCCACTTTCTCACCGCGCTCTTTGCTGCCATATCGCTCGCCCGCGCTCTTGGCAATCTTCTCAAAGTTCTTGCCAGGCTTGCCGATGTCTTTGCCAGCACGAGCCTTCTTGGCCGAGTAGTCGCCAGTTGATGCTTCATCCACGGCCTTGGCCGCACCTTTCATGGGCTCGGTCTTGTTGCCGTCCCGGTCAAGGTCCAGGAAGTCTGGCTTGGCTGCTTTGCCTTCCAGTAAGTTGATACGAGCGAGTATGTCATACATGTTGTTCATTATTGCGATCCTTATTTCTGGAATCCAGTGGCCGGCATGGGCGGACGTTTGATCTTGGTCATGGGACTTGCGATGCCCATGGGCAGATCATTTGTGGTCTCCGCAGGCGGAGTCTTGCCGCCCGCCACTGTGAACACAGCAGCGTCTGCGGAATTTTTGACAACGTTTTTGTCTTTGGGAGCAGCAGCATAATCTTTCTTGAGATCACGCTGTTCAGCAGTGTCCTTGGGATATTCAGGGTTGACCAGGAGGTCTTTGTTCTGCTCACCAATGGCACGGATCTCTTGGTCCATGCCCTCTTCATAGTCTTTCTGCGACATGCTGACACGATCAGCCGCCAAGCCCAGGAGCTCAACCATTTGTTGTATCTGCGGTGGTGTGGCAGGGTAACGGAACGCCACGTCCACCATGGTCACGCTTTGATTGGGGTAGTTGGGAAAGTCGCGTGGCATGGGCTGGACCGGTGTGGTCTTGGGTTCAGATATGGTTTGAGGATCAAACTTCTTGAGTTGATCACGGAAAGATTTCATGAAACCCGCGGGCACATCACCCACGATCTTGATGCGATATTCATGTATCTTGCGGCTTTCTGTAAGGTATTGAGCGAAAGTTTTCATTTTGGATATCCCGTATTCTATTTATCTGCGCTGGGTTTTTCCTTGGACTCGGCCAAGATGGTGCGCAGGAGATCGTTGCGATTCAGCACACGTCCCGATCCTGTGCTGACCTCGGGAGCCTTGTCGTCTGCGGTCTGATCCAATTTGGCCTTCTGCATTTGCAGTTGGATCATCTTGAGCTTTTTGTTCATCTTGGCGGTCTTGGCCGTGATGGCATGGCCCAGCATGGTGCCGGCCACGGCAAATATCTCGCTGGCATAGCGGCTGTCCACCTGCATGCCTAGATCCATGAGATTGTCGAAACTCTCTTGTGCTTTGCCGGCCAGTTCGTCCATTTCCTGATCACTGGCCTCAAGGCCCCGTACCATGGGCAAGGCCTGCTCGATCTTGTCCAGGGTTTTCAGTGTTTCTGGCAGTACCGGTAGATTGGTCTGGATGTCGTTGCCGGGTTCGGCATCGGTGATGTCATCGGCATCGTCGCCTTGTTCACGACCCGCAGGCAGATCAAACAGCTCTTCAAGATTTTTGTTTGTGGCAAGTGGCATGCGGTATTTACCGCTTTTTCTTGCCGGTATTGCCGTTATGGAAAAGACTATCTTCGTTCAGCACGCGGAATACTATGCCTGCACGCTTACACCAGGCCTGGGCAGCGGCCCATTTGGCCATGTTTACAGCCACGACAGCCCTGTCACGGTCGCTCATGCGACCTTCAATCACGCTCTGCTTGCGCGGCTTGATCTCTATGATCTCGGTGCAGATCTTGTTGTTGCGTGTTCTGTAGCGCATGAACACATCGGGCACATAATTGGCCTGCTTGCCAGTGAAGGGATTGATATACTTGATCACTATGGCTTCGCTGGCCCATTCCAAGACTGATTCGTTCTGGTCACAGAACTGGAAAAAACTCCATTCCCAGCCCGAACGATATCGCGGATTTCCCTTGCCAACATACTTTTTGGGATTTTGGGGCACAAAGGTGCCCTGGGCCCATTTGGTCATGGTGCTACGTTGCGCGCCACAAACAGATTGGGTGTTAGGTACTGTCCTACGCCCAAGAGAGTGGCGCGGCTCCTATTGATGTTGAGATAGTAGGCCAAGGTCTGCGTGACACTGATAGTGTTGCCCTGTCCCTGGGCCTGGAGTTCCTGCAGCAGGGTCAACACAGGGATGCCGGTGTCTTGGCTGATGCGGAACAGGGCCGTGGTGAAGTTTTGTGCTGCGGTCTTGGTCTTGAAAAGACTTACAAAATAACTGTTGACAGCGTCAAACTCATTGACCGGCACTGTGACATCAAAAGCATAAAACTGATCAAACAGACGTACTGTGCGATCTACCTTGGGATTTGGTTCGTTCAGTGTGCCCATGCTCAGCCTCCTGGCGTACCAAAGTTATTGCTGCGTCCACGTTGTGTGGGGAAGTTGTTGATGCTGTTGCTGGTGCAGCGTGGGCTGGGTATGGGGAACGAAGGATTCTGCAACAGAGATTGATAACCAAAGGTAGAGAACGTGGGCGACAGACTGCTGTTGAATCCGCCCGGTGCTGCCAGTGTATTAGTAGGTGGCTGTCCAGGACGTGCATGGCTCAACACGCATTGATTGGCATTGCTGGCTTGCGAGAACAGTGATCCTCCCGCCAGAGGCGAGGGTGGACGATTGTAGGTCTGGAACTGCGTGGCAGCGGCCTGTGTGGCACCGTTCATGCTCATGAGCCCACCGGTGCTGAGATCTCCAAATTGACCAATGCCAGTGTCCAGCAAACTGCCCTGGCCCACCACGCTGCGCGTCATGTTGGGACGTTTGAGTGGTGAAGTCACGACATCGTAACTGGCCGGATCTGCGAAGCCTTGCACGTTGGTGTCAGGGCGCACGCCACCGATATCACCTTCGTAGTACTTCACAGTTTCGTATAGGATACTGACAGTGTTTTCCATGACATCGCTGCGCTCGTAGGTGTAGGTGTCATGATTCCAGGACGAGATAGTGGGGTTGATCAATACATATTCAACAAACTTGTGTTGGTTGAAACCATAGATGCTAATGTCTTTGAAAAACGCAGGTTTGCCACCAGTACTGGTGGTAGCGTCGTTGAATGCTTCGCCAATGTAGCCCCAGTCATTGATCTGCCGCACGTTGGTATAGGTGTCGCGACTGTTGTAGTCATAACCATTGCTGACGACGGCACTGCGTCCGTTGGTGCCATTGGTTGATGGCGCGCCATTGTAGGGCTGGTTGGGGTCTTTGAAATAATAACTGAAGTAGTTGAACCAGAGACCTCGTATGAGATCTCCGCCATCATCATGGAACGAAATGTTTACAGGTTCGTATTCAATCTTCTTTTGTACGATGCGCTTCCGGTTGTATTGATTCATAACATCAACATCAACCTTGTACTTAGGCAGCTCTATAGACTTGACCAGGAGACCAATCGTAGACTGGTCTCCTGATCCGTATATCTGCCTCAGTGCCGGTATTTGCGTAGTGTTTAGTGTAAAGTAAACATGGAACGCAAACTTGAAACGCGGAGCATTTTCATAGGAGTTGCTCCGAAAAATGTTGGATGCGTGGGTATAGTCTCGAAGATTTTCTTGAGCCGAGAACGAACTAAGAAAGTTCTGACCAAACGCCATGGATCAGCGATTAAATTACGTTGATCGCCGAGCCAACACCCGTCACACTGGTACCTTGAGCACGACCCACAGCCGAACCCACACCCGAACCCAGCGGAGTCTGTACCGCGTTGTCGAAGCGAATGTTCATCTGGATGGTAACAGGCTCACTGTTGGCATAGTTCAACTCGTTGTAGTTTACGCTGCGCAGGAAGCAACCATACATCTCCCATGTCTCAAGAACTGTTGGGACCGCTGTACCGTTACCACCGTCAAGAATTTCACAACGTGTGGTGAACTTGTAGTCGATACCAGCAGATGCCGAAGCCTGCTCAACAAAGTCCAATTGCTTCTGCAACTGCTCGCCAACCAGTTTGGAAATGTCGCCGCTGGCATCGTCGCGCATGGTGACAGTGAGTTCCTGCCATGTGTGCTTGCCAGCCAAGTAGATACGGCTGTTGTACACAGGGATTTCGATCTCTTCAAACTCGATTTGCGGACGAGTAAAATCTATGACTTGCTTGGTCAACTCGGTGCGAGGGGTTGATACACCAAAGTTCTCAAACATCACCCGGAAGCGATATTGGAGTTTGGGCATCAACAGGCCCTGTGATGGGTTGGTCTGGTCGCTGGCCAGGGGCACGGTCATTCTAGTTAGCGATGAAACTGCCATTTGTTCTCTCCTATGATCCTTTATTTATGACTGTTGAGTCTGGGGAGAGTTGCCTCTCCCCGACCTCAATCACTGTACGCCTGCCGATGTAGCGACTTCTCCTGCGGCCAACTCACCGGTGTTCTTGATACGCACCGGTATGTAGATAAACTCAACTGCCTTGACCGGTTCGATCGCGATGTCCACATACAGCTCGTTTCTGTCGATACGTGCCGGAGTGTTGTTGCTGAGATCGCAAACAATCAAGTAGTCGTAGATACCGCGCTTGGCCACCAAGTCGATCATCAGGCTGTCTATAGCGCCCGCGATCTCGTTACGTGTGATCTGATCGTTGGGTTCAAACACAAACTGCTTGGCAATCTCTGTCAAGCGTCCGCGTACGAACGCGATCAAACGTGCAACGTTGATGCGGTCCAATGCGCTGGTAACAGAACTTTCGGTCTTGTTACCGTAGTTGGTGATGCCCACACCAGGAATAAACGTGATCGGATTGATCTTGTTGGTGTAGAGTACATCACGCAGACCTTGTCCTGTGGTCAGCGGTACGAATTCGCCGGTTTGGGCGTCAACGTAACCGATGCGTGTGGCGTTGTCAACAACACCACGGCGCACACCTGCTGGGGCCAACCACGGATATCCAACCTCATCGCTGCGAACAATGGTGCGCAGCATCATGTGGCTGGGAGGCTGCACAACTATGCTGCCTGTGAGATCTGTAGTTTCGCAACTGGGGTAGAACACACCCAGGTACGGGCTGCTGGTAGCAAGACCATCACCAGTGGTGAAGCCCAAACCGTTGTTGTCAGTGGCCCAGGCCACGATCTCGCTGCCCGAGGGCTGGAGACGCAGCGGTGTGTCACCGATAACAAAGCCAGTGCTGCCACGCTCGTTGTTGAGTGCCACCATGTTGGGCACTAGCTCAGGATAGTTAGGAGCCGCCAACAGTGTGTAGACCGCTTGTTCTTCACGCAGAGTCTGCGATGTATCGATAGCGGACTTCATGGCCTGCACCACTACTTGGCGTTGTGCCAAGCGACCCATGTAGGGCGATCCATCGCTGCGGTTGCCCACAGTGGTCACCCAGGCATTGGGCTCCAACACATCCCAGAAGGTAGTGTTGGTAGGCAAGTTGCCTTGTGTGGTAGTCTTGGCAATGTAGATGATGCCATCGTAGTTGACCAAGTCATTGGCCACATACGTTGTGGGGTTGCTGTAACCATCCACCGAGAAGTCCACAGGATTGAAATAATCCGCACGGAACGTCTTGACGTTGAAACCGCTGCGGCGTGTGTTGAACAGCAGCATGCCTGTGGGATACAGTGCCGGATCGGGAGCATCAAGATCCAGATAATCACTGGTCAAGAGGCTCAGGATCGTGGGATATGCAGCCAACACAGGATCTGTGGTGCCGTTGGGAGCCCAACGTGCGTCAGCAAACAGCACACCATTGCTGGTGGTCTGGTCTGTGTTGTTGAGCAGAATCCACTGATCAACACCGTCCTCGTTTGGACCCCAACGATAGATCACTGGGTACACTTCAAGGTTGCTGGTGTCAATCCAAAGATCGCCGCGCACTAGATCTGTGCCATCGGTCTGCTGGAAGGGCTGTGTGGCCGAAACAATGGGACCACTGGGATTGGTCTGGCTGAGATCAAAGCCGCGCACGTCTAGTGTGCAGTTTTGATAGCCTTGCCATCCGTTGTCACCCAATACCATGATGTCCACTTGGTCTGTGGCCGAGTAGTACCACAAGCGACCATTGGCAGGATCAAGTTCAGGTGCTTCGGCGCTGGCTGTGTAATCCAACACTGACCAGTTGCTGAGCAACAGGCTGCCAGGTATGGTAGCAGGACCTGTGCTGACACCGGTCACGCTGGTGTTGAAACCGGCCGCAGTGAGCGGAGTACCAATGGTGTTGACCACCACGATCTCGCCACCCAGGCTGTGTGTGAACGCAATGGCGCCCGACGCAGTCACTGTGGCCGAAACGTTGGGCACACCTGCTGCTGATACCGCAGCAATGAAGTCTGCCGCTGTGGTGCCTGCCAGTGTGGCAGTGGCCGCTGTGGTCAGTGCTGTGCTGTTGGCCTGGCTGGCGCGGATGGTGAAAGCATTGCCGCTGACAAATGTCGGTGTGACATTGTTGCCTGTGATCACCGTTGCACCTTGTACGCGACGCTCCAACACACGGAATGTAGCGGTGTTGTTGTATTCGCCTGTGTCAACGTTGAGCACTGCGGCCACGTTGTAGGCAACATACAGGGTATCAGCCGGAATGTTTTGGCCGCCACCTGCAGGGTCAAGAGCCTTGTCTGCAGTCTGGTTGTTTTCGTAGATCGGTGTGGCCTGTGTTACATAGGCGCCCAGGGCGGCATTGTAACGACGCACAACTATGTCAGCACCAGAGTTCACTGGTGTCAACATGTTCCAGACCGAACCTGTGGGACGCGGTTGGGTGTCAGTGGTTCTCCAGCGGGGTACTGTATAGTTGTAACTCTGCTGCAGAGCCGGAGCATAGGACGAACCTGTGCCAACGCCCAGTGTGGTCAACAAGCCAGGAGTGCTGCTACCATCAATGTTAATGATACCGCCTTCTGCTGTGGAACCGTCAGCGCTGGCACTGCTGTTGGCAAACAACTGCAGGCGATCGCTGGCGTCAGCAGCGGCTGTGACACCAGGAAGGGTGGTAGATGTCAGCGCATTGATTGCCGATACCAGGCCATCCAGTGTGTTGTTGGGACCTGCGGGCACTGCCACGCTGATACCGTTTATGACCAGGGTGTTGCCCGGGGTCAGTGTGCCAGACACAGTTTCTGTGCCTTGCACCGTGGGCCACGAGCTCTTCCATGCATCACTGCCTACAAGAACCCAAGTGTTGTTGTCGTTCTTGTAGTAGATGGGGTTGTTGGTGTTGATAGCATTGACAGCGTAGTCACCAATGCTGCCCACGCTGTTCAGCGGTACTGAACCGCTGAGCTGGGAGGCGCTGGTGATAACAATGGGTGTCTTGGTGGAGAAAGCACCGGTGGTGCTGTTCCACTGGAAGATGCCCCATTGGCTGGTGCTGGTGTCTAACCAATAATCGCCTTCAGTGGGTGTGCCCAGGGGACGACTCAGGCTGGCAGTTAGCTCAGCGAGGTCAACGTCGCAACGCTGGACATACGCGCGGTTGCTGATACCCAGCACCGAGAACGCAGCAAGCAAACCATACTCGTTCAGCTCGTAGCCATTGATTGGCGTACCTGCCGAAGTCTTATAAAAGAATGGATTGCCATATGTCGCTGCAAGATCGCGCTGGCTGGTTATGAGATAAACTTTATTCGCATTGGCAGCGAGTGTGCCAGGCGCAACGCCCAAACCGTCTCCTGAAATCTTGTTCTGGGCAGTTGCCAGAAGGATGTAAGGAACCGTGTTGGTCGCGGCGGGAATATAGTTAGACTCATCAATGATGGTAACTTCTACACCGGGTGATACGAGGGCCATAGTTGCTTCCTTGGTAAAAATGTTGCTATGGATATTTACCAGAAAGCCAAAAAATGGGCCCGTTACGGATGCCTATATGTAGGCCTATCTTAAATAACAGCATGAGACCCATGTGCAAGGTGTGCGAATCTAGGCCAAGGGCCGTGGCCTACCACAAGTACGATCGTATTTACTACAGATCCAAGTGTGATAACTGCCTACGTCGAGGCAAGAAACTCAAGAAGACAGTACCGCGATGGCAGTCCGCGGGCTACAGTAAAAAGAAACAATGCGATCGTTGTAGATTCGTGGCCAGGTACGCCACGCAACTAGTGGTCATGCATGTGGATGGTGATCTCAATAACTGCGAACTGCGCAACCTCAAAACTCTATGCTTGAACTGCTGCGCAGAAGTGGTCAAGAGTGATTTGCCTTGGCGGTCCGGAGATCTTGAAGCAGATCGTTGACCTTTTGATACAAGTCATCTAGGCTGCCGTTGTTATCGATCACGGCGTCAAACTGGGTTCCTATCCAGGCAGTTTCGCTGGCATGCACACCATGTTTGGCTAGTTGTTCCCGACACGCTTGATCGCCTTGATTGGCCCGCAGCGCCAGATCAAACCATTCAGGATCTGGACCGCGCACCACGCGCACCACAAGCCCGCCCTGACGACGGATGCTGTTGATCTCGTTGGGGAAACGGCAATCCGAGATCACTACATCATCCCTGCTGTGTCGCAGTTTGTTTTCGATGCTGGCTATCCAGATATCATCATGGAATCCGCGCCGGCACACTTCAGTACCCCACTGTTGCAGCGCCCATCTTGGAGTGAGATTGGCTATGCCCAGGCGCTGAGACCACCATGCATCCACTTGTTCTCGCCACTCGCGTGCCTGTCGAGTACGTCCTTCCAGCAGGGTCCGATCCCATCCAAACACCGCGGCCACGGCATCTTTAAGGGTTCCGGCGTAGCTCTCCCTACGGAACTCATGCACGTTGACCAGGTAGTCGGCCAAGGTGTCTTTGCCTGCTCCAATAGATCCACAAACACCAATGATCATGTCAGTTCCTTACGATAAGTTTTTGATTTTCAACGATTCCAGCGCGTCCCACAGCAGGTAGATCTGCCTGCGACAATCTTCCAAGGCATGGTGACTGGCGGGATATTTGTTGAGATCTGGACACAATCCATAAACTGTGCGAGCATCGCGCACACGGTAGTACTGCCATGGCAGAGCCATGTTGTAACTTTTGTAGGCATGTTCCAATATAGTGGCATCAAACGTGGGACCATTGGCCCAAAACCTGTTGCTCTGCCAGATCAATCTGCCAAGATCAGTCAAGGCCTGATCCAAAGGCACACGATTGTCTAGCCCAAAGGCTTCTTCCTGTGCGTCAGGATGCTGTGTTGCCCACCACTCAATGGTGCCTTGTTCTACTCTACGATCTGGCTGGCTATCGGGATCCACGCGGCAGTAGAAACTGCGCAGGCCGCTGAGATCTTGTCGCTGCAAGGGATCAAAACATTGAGCAGCGATTGTGAGGATGCAGGCTTCGGGTCCGGTGCCGCAGGTTTCGATGTCGATCATGATGTCCATGCCTTAGTATAGCATGGAATCTGGAAAATGCAAACTCTAGATCAGCCAATAACGAAGGTCAAGGGCTGGCTGCCGTCCACATAGAGCTTGAGATCTTCAATACACTTGTCCATCATGGCCTGACCTTCTTGTTTCATGGCCGCACCATTGAGGGTGCCGCCGCCCTGGGGTCCGGCAATCTGGCTGAACTTTTCACGAGCCTCGCCAATGATGTATTTGGCGGCGCCGGTCATGTGATCCCGGAACCACTGAGATATCTGCATGTCGGCCAACAGCGTGATCTCAGGTTTAAGGTTGTAGGTCCACAGCAGCACAGTTTCGCCGTTGCCACGTGGATCGCGTATGATCTGCAGACGCTTGGTCACAGGATTATAGGTGTACATGATGTAGCCACCAAACATGCGAGCCGCTAGTTCCACGTATTGCTGATAGAAGTCATACGTGGCCATGCCACCTCCGGCCATGTTGAAGTTCAACAGGTAAACGTTAAGGGTGGCAGCACCAAAGGGATCAAAACTATATCCGCCGGTGCCGGTGATACCCACGGTGCGACGGAAGATCTGACGCACTGTCATGACCTCTTGCGGCAGAGTATACTCGTTGACGTTGTCCAAGAGTTGCATAAAACTGTAGGATTCTTCGTAGGCATTCTGTGCCCGTTGGCGATACACGCCCAAGGTGCGCTGGTATGCTGCCTCGTAGTGCGAGGGGTCCAGCTCGATGTCTACGATTTGATCGGCCAGTTGCAATTGAACATACTCGATCAAGGCCTTTTTCAAGGGATCGAGACTGTTGTTTATGGGGTTCTGACCGTTGGACATAGAGGGCTCCTTGCTGGGTATTTAGCAAGGAGCCCCACCCATCAGTCTTGGCTTACAAATCGGTTGAATTTGTTTGCTTCAGCAATGATGTCCTCTGAGGTAGGTGCAGAGGGCATACGTGGGAACGCTGCATTGGGATTTACGTCCCTTGCGGCACTCCACTGCTGCTCAAGATTTGAACGTTCGGAGTAGTAGGGTTCAAAGAGAGTTTCTTTGGCCAACTTCAATAGATCCAGACGGATCTCGTAGGGTGATTTGCTCATGATGTACCTCCTTCTGTGTGTCTGTGTGTGTAACACGAGCAAATGTATTTACTTGATTTTCAGCAGCACAAGATTTTCGCTGCCACGTCCGTTATAGCGGGCTTCAGTGGCTCGGATGTCCTTGAAGAACTTGCGCATCTGGGGCAAGCCGCCCGCCATGAACTTCTTGATCTGTTCTTCGGGCTTGCGCAGGGTTTTCATCACGCTGTTCTTGTCATCAATACCGATCAGTGTGGTGCCCTTGACCGAAAACGTGTGGATGTGCGGGTCTGCTACCACGTGGATCAATTTACGCTTGCGCACATCATAAAACCATGCCTCGCTGGCACCCACCAACTTCGTCACAGGCTCGCTGGTGAGCTTGAGCTCGGGGTGTGCCTTGAGATACTTGAAACGTGCAGTGAGCTTTTCTGGACTGACCGGCTTCTTCTTGCGCGGCTTGCGCTCTACTTTCTTGATCTGCCGATAACTGGCACAGTCCGCGATGACCTGCTCGCAGAATCGGATGCAGTTGCGCAGTTGCTTGGCCGACAAGTGACTGTAGCCCTCCACCAGTTGCCCGTCGGTGCCCTCGGCCACCAGCAAGAGCTCGTCAAGGTGTCGTTGCCAGATGTCAGCAATGTCGCCCACCATCTGCGGTACCACGTTGGCGGCGCGCAGCACGTTCATGGGCTTGTAATCATCTGATGGCTTGCATCCTGCTGCGCGGAAGTCATCATACATGCCGTCGATATCAGCGGCTGCTGCCTGTACTTTCTCGCGCAGACGCTCCTGGATGTTGGGCTTGATCACTGTGGGCTCATCACTGATGACCACGGCCTTGGCGCGATTGGCTCGCTCCACTAGGCTAACAATGGTGTCATTGACATATCCGCTTTCGCGGGCAGTAAACTCCAGACCGCGCAGGTTCATCCTGCACAGCCAGCCCAGGGTGGTGATGACTTCGTTCTCGGGCACTCGTGCAAAGTGTTTGGCCAGATCAGACTTGTCGTTTCTAGTCAGCCAGTCCAGCACGATTTCCTTGGCCTCTTTGTGTCCAAAATGGTATCCGTACCAGGTAAACGCGCCCACCAGTCTGCTGGTGCGATTGTGCTCGCTGGGCTGCTGGGCAAAATCAGGTTCCGCACCCATGTAGCGTACATCCGCGGCCTTGGTGGGCATGGGCTTGATGGGTTTTGTAGAGGTCATGTAGGCTCCAAACTGTCCAAACACGATGCTAGTATAACAGGTTCTCCCAATACGGTCAACCACCCATAAATACAGCACTATGCCCAGACTTTCAATGTGGCGTCCCAACAGGACCAACGATTACCGCTACTTCGACAAGACCATTTCGGAAATGTACACCGTGGGCGGTCTGGACATCTATGTCCACAAGTATCTTGGTCCCAAGACTGGGCAGGGCGACAGCGCTCTGTCCGGTAATTATGATGCCACGCAGCCCAACTACTCTGTTGAAAATCCCCTGTTCATCCAGGACCTGTTGCTACTGGAGAATCGTGACCGTGCCTATGACCCCGACGTGTATCGCATGCGCGGTGTCTACAACACCCAGGACATAAATTTTGATCTCACGCAGTTTGGCCTGTTCCTACAGAACGACACTCTGTTTATCACGTTTCACTACAATGACATGATCGACACCATTGGGCGCAAGCTCATGGCAGGCGACGTGCTGGAAGTACCCAACCTCAAAGATCTCAATCCCTTGGACACCAGCATACCGCGGGCTCTGCCCAAGTACTATGTGATACAGGAAGGCAACTTTGCCAGCGAAGGCTTCAGCCAGACCTGGCTGCCGCATCTGTGGCGGGTAAAAGCCACGCCCATGGTCAATGCACAAGAGTATCAAGAAATACTCAACAAGCCCTTTGTCAGTGAGCAGATATGGGACCCTGGCAACTTCTACCCC